ATACTAAAATAATAATATTAATTATATTAGGAATAGTTATTACATACTTTTTTATAATTGAGATTACAAATATATTACCATCAACAATATCATCAACAACATCAGAAACAACTACGCAAACAATAACAATATCAAAATCAAAAATGATACCACCAACACCTAGTATGTCATCATCACAATTACCACCAACACCTGGTATGTCATCATCACAATTACCACCATCATTAATATTAGCAGTTGGTAGAGCGTTTGATAATAATAGTAATATTAATATTGCATATAGTTATGATAATATTAATTGGACACCTACATTATATAATATGTTTGACAATATTTCATCTATTAAATTTAATGGTAAAAAATGGCTTGCAGGTGGAGTTAAAAATTTAATGGCTGCACTCGCAACAAGTGATGATGGTTTAAATTGGACATCTGTAAATACTGAAGTGTTTGGTGCTTCGGTAATTTTAGCATTAGAATATAATGATAATATGTGGGTAGCATGTAGTGGTTTTAATGATCAATCACATATTGGATACAGTTATGATGGTATTAATTGGTTTGATACATATTCTACATTTTTATTATTTGGTGTTATTTCTGATATTAAATGGAATGGTAGTATGTGGCTCGCTGCAATTAATATTAATGATTTTGCATATAGTTATAATGGTATTGAATGGTTAACTACAAATTCCACATTATTTAGTGGTGGAACTGCATACGCAATTGAGTGGAATGGTTCAATGTGGGTAGCAGGTGGTTATAGTAATGATAGATCATGTTTACTTGGGTATAGTTATGATGGATTATTATGGACATCTATTGATAATCAGTTGATGCCAGATGGTACAATAAATACAGTTGCATGGAATGGTAGTGTATGGGTGGCTGGAGGTACTGATGGTACACATAATACAACAATTATATGGAGTGATGACGGTATTAATTGGAATAATACAAATACGTCTATATATAATACTGGTTCAGTTCAAAAAATAAAAGTTATTAGATCTGGATTTCTTGCAATGGGTATAACAACTGATCCTCCAAAATATAATGTATTAAGTACAAGTGAGGATGGTATTACTTGGAAATTATTAGATTCAACTAATATAAATAATATTGGTTTAGATTTATCATATGGTAATATAGTACAACAATAAATAGTAAAAATTGAAAAAATTATATTAAAAACTTTTTATAAATGCAGAAATTAATTATTACGACGCGTGTCGATTGTAATTATGGATGATGAATATATTATAAATGATTGTCGCAATAAAAGACCACTAAAAAAGTTATTTCGCACATCTAAAAAATTGGAAAAAGAGAAACGTGCAAAAATATCACCCAAATGGTTTAATGATCGAAATGATTATATAGATGAACATAATTCTAAATCAAATGAAGATGAGTATGTTTTTAACGATCAGGAAAGATGTTTATGTTATTATAATTATTATTATTATGTTCCCGAGGTAATTTATATACCAAGAGAAGAATGTGTAAATTATTATTGTCGTATAAAATATAAACAAAGACAAAAAATAAAAGAAGAACATGATGATTTTTTTGAAACATATGAGGGTTGTCAAACTATTGACGAGTGCATAAATGATGTAAAAAATTTATTGAAACAATATAACGATCAATATTCATATCAAAGTATATTTCGTAAATCAATAATTTCTAAAAAGTTGATATATGAACAATATCTAGAGAAACTGATCAATATGCGTAATTCAATAATTTTTGAGAAATTCGTAACTGAGCCAAGACGAACTGGTCATATACCGAATAGGTTAAAACGTGGTAATAGATTTACAGACAATATGAAAAATATATATATGCCAATTCAAGAACAAAAACTTAATCAAGATTGTATAAAGTATATTATAGATTTTCTTTAATATTTTTTTAATTTTTATATAAATTATATATAATAAACACTTTATTATATATAATTTGGTATCAAATACAATAGTAAATTATATAAAGGTATAAATATAATATATTATATTAGTAATAAATGGCATTATTCATCGATATTGAAACAATCGGTTTTCCAGATAATAAACATTTACCATATGGTGAACAACCATTATATACATCAATAGATAAATACAATAATGCACGTATAGTTCAAATATGTGTAATGTTGTGTAATGATAAATTTGAAAATATGATGATAAAAGATAATATTATAAAATTAGATAATTTTAATATTACAAATTCAGATTGTCATAAAATAACAAATGAAATTTCAATTAAAAATGGAAGACCATTTACAGTTGTAGCAAATGAATTACATAATATGATTAAACAATCATCTCATATATTTGCTCATAATAGTAATTTTGATATAAATATATTTAAAAGTGAATTATTTCGTTATGGATTATATAATATAATTGATGAAATAAATAAGAAAAAAATTATTTGTACAATGAATTTCACTAAAAATATTGTTAAAATTAAAAATAAGTATGGATACAAAGATCCTAAATTATCTGAATTATATGAATATGTAACAACAAAAAAAATGACTAATGAACATAATGCCAAATTTGATGTTATAAATTTACACGAAGCAATTAAAAAATTATATGATGATAATAAATTAAAATTTGCTGAACAAATTATATTGTTACCTATTGTTAATGAAGAAATTATAAACGAAGAAGTTATAAAAGAAGAAGTTAATAATAAAAAAGTTAACAATGTAGAAGAATGGAAAATAAAACTAGTTCGTGTTAAAAAATATATTGATGAAAATAAGAAACGACCATCAGAAACTAATAAAAATATTGAAATTAAAAAAGATGCTAGATGGATTGGTCGTCAACAAACAAATTATTCTAAGCAGGTACAAATAATGAAAAATCCTGATATTCGTAAATTATGGAGTGATTTTATAAATGATCCATTATATAAACTATATTTTTAATTTATATTCAAATATATTTGTATCTTGATAAATATCAGGTTGTTATTATAAAAATTGAAATTTTTATTTATTATGATTATTTAATAATAAATAAAAAGAAAATGCCAATCTGTAAACATTGTAAGGGTGAAGGATTTGTACATCCAGTAGTGTCAACAGAATGTAATTTTTGCTATAATCATCCGGTAAGCAAGAAAACATGTTGTGAATGTATGGGTGCAGGATGGGTACAACGTGCAGTATCTTCAATTTGTGCAATGTGTGGTGGATCAGGTAAAACATAATTTAATTTATATAATAAGAGTTTAAAAATATATAGTCCCCGTTTTAATATATTTATATATTATATGGATATCAAATTAATAATATTATTAATATTTACAGTAATTGGTATAATTTATATTATAAAAAATATAATAATTGTACATGTACCTCTTCCTGAATTACCTCTATTAATAGCTCCACCATCAACACCAATTTCATCAATAATTAAATCACCATCATCAATAACTGAATATCCACTATTTGTACCGCCTTCATCAATAATTCAATATCCACTATATGCACCACCTTCACCAATAATTCGTTCACCATCTGTACCACCCTCAACAATAATTCGTTCACCATCTGTACCACCCTCAACAATAATTCGTTCACCCTCTGCTCCACCTTCATCAATAATTCAATATCCACTATATGCACCACCCTCAACAATAATTCGTTCACCCTCTGCACCACCCTCAACAATAATTCGTTCACCCTCTGCACCACCCTCAACAATAATTCGTTCACCATCTGCACCACCATCTGCACCACCTTATATACCAATAGATATTGCTGAAGATAATAAATTCATATTAGCACTAGGTTCAAATACGAATGGTACAAGTATGATATATAATTATAATAATACTAATTGGACACCTATATTAAATAGAATATTTAGTAGTGTTTTAGCAGTTAAATATAATGGTATAATATGGGTAGCAGTTGGAGTTGGTAATAATTATAGTAAAATTGCAGTGAGTAGTAATGGTATAGATTGGGTAGATACAAATACAACAGTATTTGGTGCATCAATAATTTTATCATTAGAATATAATGATTTTATGTGGGTTGCAGGTAGTGGATTTAATAAAAATGCTAATATAGGATATAGTTATGATGGTATTACATGGTATAATACAAATACAACTTATTTATTAGATGGTATAATTTCAGATATTAAATGGAATGGTAGTATGTGGATTGCTGCTACAAATATAAATGATTTTGCATATAGTTATGATGGTATTAACTGGGATAATAGTAATTCTACATTATTTACTAATGGAACGACTTACGCACTTGAATGGAATGGGACATTATGGGTAGCAGGTGGTTATAGTAGTGATAGATCATGTTTACTTGGGTATAGTGAAGATGGATTATTATGGACATCTGTTGATAATCTGCTGATGCCAAATGGTACAATAAATACAGTCGCATGGAATGGTAGTATATGGGTAGCTGGAGGTACTGATGTATTATATACAACTTCAATTTTATGGAGTAATGATGGTATTAATTGGAATAATACTGAAACTACTATATATAATGATGGCCAAGTTCAAAAAATAATATATACTGGATCAAAATTTATTGCAATAGGTGTAATATATAAACCTTATACTATGAATAATATAATAAGTACAAGTACAGATGGAATTAACTGGTCTATTGTAGATACAACTGCATTAAATGCAACAGGAATAAATATAACATATGGTAGTATAGTTGTAGCATCATTATAATAATGATAATATATAAAAAGTTACATTGTAATTACTAACATATAATTTTATATTTATTTTATGATATTTTTACAATAAAGAGTAAATAATATAATTATATATTATATATATAATAAAATAAATGCCTTCAATCGTTTATGCAGGTGTAAGATATACACAAACAAGACATGTTATCCAGTGTAAGAAATGTTTGGATACAATAGAAAGCAAACATGGCCATGATTTTAAATATTGTTCTTGTGGAGCAGTAGGAATAGATGGAGGAATATCAGCAGGTAATCGTATTTTAGGAAATCTATCAGATATAGAAGATAGAAGTATATATTGTGCGATTGTTCAAAAAAAGAAGATATATCTACCACCATTTACAGTTGAATAACATTTTCAAAAAACAAAATAATATTAACAGTGCTGAATTAAAATACATATTGGTTAAAATAAAGTGTATAATTAAATAAAAATTGATTAATTTATATAAATACAATACATGATAATATATAACTAGATATAAATGGACAAACAAAAAACAAATCAAACTAATATATATGTATTGTTATTAGAAGAAAATAAATATTATATAGGTAAGAGTTCAGATGTAGAGAAACGATATCAAGAACACCTTAATGGATTAGGTTCAGCATGGACAAATAAATACAAACCAATTATATTAGAACGTACTATCCAAAATGCTAATAGTTTTGATGAAGATAGATATGTTAAAGAATATATGCATATGTATGGTATAGATAATATACGTGGAGGATCATATTCAATGTTGGAACTTTCAGATAATCAAAAAGAAGTAATCAAAAAGGAAATATGGGGTGCTAATGATTGTTGTAATAAATGTGGTAAAAAAGACCACTTTATAAATAATTGTTCAGAAAAATATGATGTAGATGGAAATAAAATAAATAAGAATTGGTTGGATATTATATATGTAAATATTACAAAAACAATAAATTTATTATCAAATACAAATATAAATATATTAAATCCACCAAATCTATCAAATAATATGTGTTATAGGTGTGGAAGAACAGGTCATTATATTAGACAATGTTATGCTAGAACACATATAAATGGTAATGTTTTATAATATAAAAATTGATTAATATCTGAATTATTACAATAACAAATATAATTAAATAAAAAATGACATCTCGAGATCATGATTTTATTGCTGATAGATTTGTGAATATTAAAGATAAAAATGCAGAATTTGGAGAAATACCTTTTTATGAAAGAAAAAATATATTTGATGGTACCACACCAACCGAATGTCTAATATGCATTGAAGCAGAAAATGAAATGTATACAAAATATGCTCATCCGAAAGCACATTTAGAAGCACATACAAAAGCAAATATGATTGCTGAAGATGTAGCGATTGATCAAGATATTATTGTAGATTATATGTATCGTTATTTATTTTTTTATGGTAAAGAGTATAAAAAATTATATTTTGAATTATATAAAAAATACAGAGAAGAATATTATAATACCTTATTAGAAAAATCATATGAATATGGTCAAGTATGTCAACATCATAGTGAATCAATCATTTATCATTATGAGTTACAAAATAAAGAAAATTGAAATTATAATATAAATAATTAATATTATGATTATATAAACATAGTAATATGGATTGTATTTATTTGTTTGTAGTCGATGGTGCTGAATGGGAAGATATTATTGTATTTCTATCTAAAGAGGAAGCAATTGAAAAATCTAAAAAATGTCCTAATGTGCGGTTAGAGATATTTAAGAAATCAGAAAAAGGTGGTTATCGTCCATCTTATACTTATTATCGAAATGGTGAATTTTTTGATTACAGTTAATTTATAAATATAAAAATTAAAATAATAATTTAATATATAATTAGTATAAAGATACTATATTAATTATATTTATAAATGTCTTCACCAACAGATGAACAAATAATATGTGTAAAAAATAATCTTCGTAACATAATTACATTTAATGATGAATTATATGTACAAGGACAAACAAAAATTATAAATGCATATGCACTATTATCATTATCGGATGATCATGATCCTGCATTAGAAATAGGTCTTGATATATTATCAAGTGCATTTTTAGGAATTGGTGATATTGGTGGACCTATTGGTGTATTTGTTTCTAGTTTTGCATGTTGTATATTAGACTCATATTCAACATCTACACCAGTATCATTACTTGCACAAATGAGTAGTATGTTAATGCGATTTCAAAAGACAAGCGAACAATTAGATGTAGATTTTGAAATGTATTGTCAAGATCCTGCTACATATTGGAATAAAACATTTAGCGGTTCAGTAACAAATGCATTTGGTACTTATCCAGTTGCATGTACATTCTGTGATCTAGCAACAATTAAATTTCCAGCAAAGACAGATCCTGAATATATGACATTTTTATTACAAGCACAATATGCATTAGATCAACAAGTATGGTTTACATTACTAGCAAATTTTAAGATAACTCAATTTTTACCTTCTGCACAGTATCCTTGTAAAACTTATACCGAGCAAGAAATGAATACGAATGCTTCATTTTATAATGCACATAAATCATATTGGAACAATTACGTCTATGTTCATGCTACAAATAGAAAAGGTGAGGACACTTCGTATTATGATAGATGGCAAAATAGCATTGGTGGCGACGCAGGTGCTTTTACAGACGGGCATCTAAACGATAGTGCATGTAATTATATGTTTATTGATTCGGATGATAATGTAACCATTAATTCAGATGGATTATTTCATCGTACATTTGTATTTACAGGAATGTCAGGGATAAAACATGTTACACATACATATAATCATTAAAAATTGAAAAAATAATAGTTACATATATAATTAATATATGTAATTTTATTATGGCTAATACAGCATTTGATCGTACTTTTAATGTTTTTATTTCACTAAGACAAACATCAGACA